CTTTAAGTCTGCTCTTTTCTGCCTTACCTCTATTTACTGAGGCATCTTCATATCCAACAATCTTACCTTTAACGTGAGATGCATCCATCCCTTCGTGTTCAGGTTTTCTATTCTTTCTATTATACCTATTTAACTCGGCACGATATGCTTTCTTTTCATCAGATGATTGAAACTTATCATACTCTTTTCTGTAATCACGTAGATGACACCACTTACATCCAGGAACTGGTTTAAGTGCTTTGTCTTCAACTATCTCGCAGAATTCTTTAAATGTAAATGTTTTCATTAGAATTTTATATTGTTATTATATTTGACATCAACGTCTAGTCCAAAGGCATTCATCATATAAGACACACTACCTTGTGTAACTTCTTTGATAATTTCCTTTAGTTCTTTAACCTTTTTAACCAATGCCATCCACAACTTTGTTATAGCATTCTTCACTTTATCCCAAACACCTTTCATAGCATCAGTAAACTTACCCTCATCAATAATACCTTCACTTAGTAATAGGTTGTTGTTAGTGTATTCCATTTCATAATCATCATTTAATGTTTTGAATTGGTCTGCAGCAGTAGTCATTGCTAAATCAATAGTTTGTGATATAGTATATCCAAGTTTAGTTTTAACACCATCAACTGTCTTAGAATATGAATGACTCTTAACGTCAGTTTTAATTTTCATTTGTTTAGCAACACTTGCAACATAGGCATCTGATTGTGATAACCCAGACTTATATTTAATACCACTTAGGGTATAGTTCCACACAAACATAGAATCGGCAAACCCAGTAGTATCACCAGCACTTCCAAATGCATTACCATTAAATTTTTCAGATCCAGACATTGCTTCCCATGCAAATGCCTTTCTAAATTCAGCATTATTAAATGCAGATCTAAATGCACTCTCTGCCCTTTCCTTAACTTCTCTTTGAGTATTTAATTGGTCAAGTGCTTTTTTATTTTCGGCAGATAATTTAGATGGATCCATTTTACGCATTGTAGTAGTGTCCATATCAGCACCATAAGTCTTTACACGTTCAACGAAATTGTCCAATACGGAAATTAATTCTTCACCAAGTTTGCCTTTAACGTCTGATTGCTCTAGTGCTGCAACAAGTGTTGCCTTAGATTCTGCCTTAACACCTGACATCAATCTTGCTTCCGGACCTTTAATTGAAACACCAACACCACTTACAATAATGTCTGCCTTTGACGTGTCTTTATCTTTACCAGTCGATTTGTTCCAGAAACCAGATACTGCTAATTTATTACTACCACCTGCTTTTGCTTTACCTTTCAACTGACTATTAATAAGTTTCTTAAACTTCACTAACACCTGAACAACCTCATCATCAGTCTTACCACTGACAGTATTCCACTTCTTATTAGTTTTCTTCAACCATGCTTGCACACTCGCACTCTTCATTATTGATTTATCAACCTTATTAGTGTTGATTAATTCTACAATAACTTCTTCAAACAATGTTGATGCATTAGTTGCAGCACCTTCAGTTAAATATTCTTTAAAATTTAAGACCATGATTTTACCGCATTAAAATTATTTCTACTAAACTCAAGTCTATCTACAAGTTTAACTGCCTTGTTAGATAACGTATCAATGGCGACAAAACCTTCTGGACCAGTTACTTTATAACCAGTCGGGGTCTTAATAAATGCAGGGATACTATTAACTGTTTCCATCTTCTTAACTAAGATCCGTTTAATGTCAGCAATATCGTCATGCCATTGTAGAGCATAAGCAAGTGTTCCACCTGCTTTCTTATTCTTATGTAAAGTATTTATTAAATCATCTAACGATGATTGCTTCTTTGCCTTACCTTTATCAGATTTCAACTTGGCAATCATCGGACTATAACGTTTTCTTAGGAAGTCGATGAATCCTGTAATTGCTTGTTGTTTACCTTTAAACCTTTTGCCTTGCTTAACTAAATCGTTGATATAGATTTTCAAGTTGAATGCAATCTCAGTCTTACCGAATAATAGATCTACTGATTTTTTATCCAATGCTGACAATTCTTTTTCGGCAGATACTAATCGTTTATTAATTATTGCCATCTCACCGAGTGTCAAAGTTGCAGCACCTGATACATTTCTGAATGTCGTATCAGTAAACCAACAGTCTTTCGATTTCTTCAATGCATTAATATTGATTTTGAATTGAGCAGACAAGTCAGCAATAGTATCACCAGTATAGGTTGTATGCCAGATAACACCAACCTTTGCTTTCTTAATAGTATCTGCTAACTCAGACTTGGCAGGAATAGCATATGTAATAGTATTAGGAGTGAATGTGATGTAATCTTCGTCATCAATTGTTGCTTTCTTTAAATCTTCTGGAGTGAACATAAAGTCACCTTGAAGGATTCCTTTAATTCCCATCTTAGGGAAATGTTTAAGAGCAGACTTCAATTTCAGTGCAAGTCCACCGCCATGATTCTTATCTACGTCAGCATTTGTATAATTAACTTTAGGGTTTCTATTAAACACTGCTTTAGTACCGACAAAGAATTTACCATTCTCAGGATTAATCCCAGCGACAACAGCAGGTGCACCATCTACCTTTGCTTGAATGTTTAAAGGTTTATTGGCATGACCATGTAGCACATCAGCAACATCTTTTAGAATTCTTAATGCTTCTTTGCCACCTGCAATACCATCATCAAAGATAGCATCTTCAATGTGTTCGAGATGTGTGAGTTTTGCTTCAGAAAGTATGGTCTTAAATCTTTTCATAATAGATATTTATAATAAATGAGGTGAGCAGTTTAGACATGCTCAGGTCGGGGATGCGTCAAAAAACATAACAAAGGAGTCCGCATCCTAAAGAGGGAGTGCTGTGTAGAGGTCGTTGATTGAGTCGAGAGTATTTACACAGCACTCATGGTAGTTTAGTTTTGAGAAGTCTTAAACTACCAAAGCGACTTCTATTTAATAAGTGGTAGTTTTTTTAAAGTCAAAACTACCAAAACGGACTCTTTGGTTTTTGGTTTTAGTTTATAGTGTAAAACCAGACGCATCGTCTAAAAATCACTTACAATCAATAAATATTTTTCTGCTAATTCGTTTTCTAAAGAAATTGCTTCACGTTCATTAGATCTCTCACCTTGTGAGTATTGTCTAACGTGAACCATTTCGTGACACAAAGTAACTAACAACTCATCATCATTTAAAGTTTCTTCAAGTTCAATATCATATTCATTCTTATTGAATCCTGGTTTGTCAGAAGAAGCAACACACCAACCATGGGCATTGTCTTCAGTTAGATCTTCTAAATAAACATTAACAATAACATTCTTTGAAATCATCAACTCATCTCTAGCAAACTCAACAATTTTTTTAGTATCAATCATAACTCAACCCCTTTTCACTCAATCTATACTTATATTATACCCTAGTTTTGAGCAAATGTCAAGCGTATTAACCGTGTTTATAATAGGGGAATTATACCTTTAATTGTCCAAATGATTTCTTTTCATCACCAACGTGGATTGGTTTGTTAAACTTATGTTCAGTGGCAGTATGAGTTCCGACCAAATCTAACTGAGCATTTGATTCAACATCATACAATCTCATCTTAGGTCTATCAATACCAACCACGAAACGTTTGTTAGTTCCAGGATCGCCATATCTATTCTTCAACTGCTTAATAAGTATTTGGTCAATCGCTTCCATCTCTTCAGTAGAAATGAGTGCTAACATTAAGTCAGTCGTAGCAGGTAAACCAAATGATTCAGATGTATCTTCAAGACCAAAGTCACTGTCACCATAACCAGTTCTATTAACCTGTGTTGCAGTTACGATTGGTACATTATGCTCAACTGCTAATCCTCTAATCTCTTCAGCAATTGCCTTGACATAAGTATAACTGTTCACACTAGCGCCCATCTTCATTCTACTCGACATACAGATGTTCAGATAGTCAATATAGATGATGTCTGGTTTAAACCCTTTCTTCAACTTCAACTCATTTAATAAGTGTCTGAAGTGACCAACACCTGCCGATGAGGTTGGATATTCCTTAACAACCATCTTACCAGATGTCTTGCCTTTAACCTTAGCAATCTTTTTCTTATAGGTTTCCTTTGCCATATTAGGCAAGTCATCAAGTTTCACATTCAATAAGTTTGCGTCAATACGTTCAGCAATCCTTTCCTCTGCCATCTCCATAGTAATGTATAAAACGTTTTTACCATCAAGCATATTAGCAGAAGCGAAGTGACACATTGCTAACGACTTACCAACACCTGTACCTGCCATTAATACTGTTAAGGATTTCTTAGGCAAACCACCCTTAGTGATTTTGTTTAGATAATCAATATCAAATGGAATACGTTCCTCAACTCTGTGATAAAAATCGTATCTATCATCAGCATCGTCAAGGAAGTCGTGACCAACGTTTGGATCGAATGACACACTCAATGCATCAGTTAATAGTTCTGGAATTGCCCCT